TCATCTTCAGATAGTTCTTTGTATTCTAACCCGTCTAGTATAGCGTGTGTTATTTCATGTAAATAGGTTTGTTCCTTATCTTCATCACTTAGTCTACGAAGTATTTTTATAGATGCTTTCTCATAGTTACAACTACCCCAAGAATAATTATGATCTGGCTACCAGAATTAGAACATATAAATACCGCTGAGTTCTCTAGAGAGGCTCAACACTTTATAAAATACGGCTACTATACTAATGCTCCTAGGGGTACTAGAGATTATATAGAATATTGGGAAGAGCAGAAACGTAGGCGTGTTGAAGGCTATACTGTCGGAGGTGTTCGTATTACAGGTAAGCATTACGGTTATTTAAACTTCTCACAGATCCTTTTACAAGAAGAGGATAGTACAGGTAAAAGACGTAAGAAAAAAGGGTTTCCTAGATTCTATGACGGAGATTATCACTACTTCCACGGCCTAGAAAAAGCTAGGCTTGAAGGTAAAGGTATGATAGTAGCTAAAGCTAGGCGTAAAGGATTCTCCTATAAAAACGCTTGGGTTATAGCTGATGAGTTTAATCTAGTTAGAGATAGTATATCAGTTGTAGGGGCTTATATGGACGACTTTGCGGATAATACCGTAGGTATGGCCATTGAGTATCTAGATTTTCTTAATAAGCATACTGCGTGGAAACGTCAAAGAAATCCTAATAGACGTGATTTTATGAAGTCACAGTTCTTAGAATATGTTGATGGATATCCAGTTTATTCTGGTTACAAGTCTGAGATACATAAAGTATCGTTTAAAGACGATCCTTTTAAATCAATCGGTAAATCTTGTTCTATATTCCTATTCGAAGAAGCTGGTAAGTGGCCTGGTTTAATTAAATCATATCGATTCTCAGAACCTACTTGGAAAGATGGAGATATTCTAACAGGTATGCCTATTATATTTGGAACAGGCGGTGATATGGAAAAAGGTACAGCCGAGTTCCATAATATGTTTTACCATCCTGAGGCGTATAATCTAATGCCTTTTGAGAACATATGGGATGAGAATAAACTAGGTACGGTTTGTGGATACTTCTACCCAGATTATATAGCTAAACCTCCTTATATAGATGATAATGGTAATTCGCTAGTAGAAGAAGCCAAGGCTAAAGAGCTATTGCAAAGAGCATTTATAGCTGAGAAATCTAAGCGTAAAGGAGATTTGGACGATTATATATCGCAGAATCCATTCTCACCTCAAGAGGCCTTTATGGTTCGTAAGGGTAATATATTCCCTTCAGGATTATTAGCACGTCAACTTGCTAAGATAGAAGGTACTAAAGATCTTAAGTTCTTAGGTGATAGAGGATTTTTTGATTATGATGATGCTGGAGTAGTTAAGTTCAATATTAATCAGAATCTAAAGCCTGTAGATTTCCCGTTAGAGAAAGATAATGTAGAAGGATGTGTTCAGATATGGGAACATCCTAGAGAATCAGAGAAAAGTCCTTATGGATTATTCTTTGCTACACTTGACCCTTACGATCACGATAAATCAGAATCAGGTTCAATAGGTTCAATGATAATCTGGAAAACTGTAGCAGATGCGGGTCAGACGTATGACCTTCCTGTAGCTAGTTACCATGGAAGGCCTGAGAAAGCTAACGAGTTTTATGAAAACTGTAGAAGGCTACAGAAGTATTATAATGCTGTTTGCTTATATGAAAACGAGAAGATAGGCTATGAGAAGTATCTTGAAAACAAAGGAGAGTCTTATTTACTAAAAGATCAGCCTAGTGTCCTTGATAAGATATTAAAACAAACACATGTTAAGCGTCCTAAAGGTACGCACATGGTAATAGGTATTAAAGATCAATGTGAGATATGGGCCAAGGATTGGCTTCTGGAAGAAACAGCTCCAGGACACTTTAATACTGAAAAGATATTTGATACTTTCTTATTAAAACAATTGATAGCGTATGACCCAGATGGTAACTTCGACTCTGTTATTGCTTTTCTATTAGCAATGTTATATAAACAGGAAGTTCATAACGTTATAAATACAGCTAAAGATAAAAAAGACTATATAGATCCGTTTTTTTCTAAAACAAGTATATTTAGAAAATAATAAAATTTGTTGTATATTTGTAAATTAATTATATAAATGCAATTACCTAACCAGAAGTTAACACGTGCACAGAAAATAGCTGAATACGGCTCTGAAGAAGATTGGGGTAAAGCGGTTATGGATAGTCTATTCAGGCTATCAGGTAACTTAAGTATACCCAGTACTCAGGATTTTCTAGATATGCAGGTTAATATAGATCTCTATAATAGCATCTTCCATCAAGAAGATTTAGAAAGAGTACTAGCCCCTTTCGCGCAAAGGTCTGCTAGAATGGACTATCCAGCTACTCCACAGAACTATAATATAATTAAACCTAAGATTGATTTGCTTCTAGGAGAGGAGATTAAGAGGCCCTTTAACTTCAAAGTAGTTTCTACTACACCAGAATCTGTAACACAGGCTGAGGAGAAAAAGAAAGCTATGATCTTCGAGATGATGCAGAATATATTCTTAGCTGAATTACAGGCGCAGGGAGTTGATTTAGAGAATCCTGAAATAGCTTCTCAAATACAAACACCTGAGGAAATTGAAAAGTATATTCAATATTCATATTCAGATATGCGAGAAGCGCTCGCGCAACACGCTTTAACCTACCTTTTAAATGATTGTAGGCTTGAGTTCAAGTTTAATAAAGGTTGGAAAGACTATCTATTAACGGGTACTGAGATATATTACACAGGCATAGTAAGCGGAGAACCTGTTTGCTATAACGTGGATCCTAGACACTTCTACTGTCAATTATCTCCAGAATTACCTTACATAGAAGAAGCTCAATGGGCCTACTATGAAAGGTTTATGACACCTTCTCAGATTTACGATGAACTCTATGAGTATCTATCGGATGAAGATGTGGAGAAGATAGAGGCTATGAAAAATGGCGTAGGTTTTACTACAATCAGTGATTCGAACGTAGGAGTACCTGTGGTTTACAGTAATCAAGAAGGTACGCCTAGCTATAATACATTTAATACAGCTTTAGTTCGCGTAACGCATTGCGTTTGGAAAGGTCTTAGAAAGATAGGTTTTATAACTATTGTAGACGATCAAGGTAAAGAGCAGGAAGAGATTGTAGATGAAAGTTTCTCTTTAACACCTGATTTAAAAGCCGCTGGAGTAAAACTTGAATGGAAATGGATAAATGAAGTATGGGAAGGTACTAAGGTAGGCCAAGAGATTTACTTAAATATACGTCCATTACCTAATCAACATAAATCATTAGACAATCCGTCTAAATGTAAATTACCTTATACAGGTGTTTACAGGCATAAATCATTGGTTTCATTTATGAAGCCGCATCAATATTTATACGATGTTATTATGTATCGTATGGAATTGACTCTTGCTAGAAGTAAAGATAAAGCGTTCTTAATGGACATTGCTCAGATACCTAGATCTATGGGTATAGATACTGAGAAGTGGTTATACTATCTAGATGCTTTGGGTATAGCTTTCATTAACAGTTTTGAAGAAGGTAATGAGAAGTTCACGGGTAAGACATCTGCATTTAATCAGTTCCAAGCAATTGACTTATCATTAGCGCAGCAAATCAATCAGTATATAATGATGCTTGATAAGATAGAAGCTATGCTTGGTGAGATATCAGGTGTTACAGCTCAACGTCAAGGTCAAGTACAATCAAGCGAGTTGGTAGGTAACGTTGAAAGAAGTGTTATACAAAGCTCTCACATTACCGAGCATTTATTCTATACGCACAATGAAGTTAAACGTAGGGTAATGACTAATCTCTTAGAGACTGCTAAAATAGCTTGGATCGAAGGTAAGAAAGGTCAGTATGTTATGGATGATTTAACTCGCGTCTACTTTAACGTAGATCCAGGTTTATTGAATGATACAGACTTTGGTGTATTCCTTTCTAATAGCACTAAGGACGATAGGATAAAACAAATGCTAGAGCAAATGGCTCAAGCAGCTCTTCAAAACCAACAAGCGCGTTTAAGCGATGTTATCACTATAATGGAATCAGATTCCATCGTAGATATTAAGAAGAAACTAATAGCTTCAGAGCAAGAGATGGTTCAATCTCAACAAGCTATGGAACAACGTAGGTTAGAAGCCGAACAACAACAGCATATCGAGTTACTTGAAAATGAACAATTAAATAGAGAGCTTAAGAAATACGAGGTAGATGAAAATAACCGAGTTAAGCTTATGGTAGCTGGTATGAGCGGTGATGGTGTTGAACAATCTGAAGTACCTGGTGAAGATAACTCTATAGTAGATTTACAAAAGCTACAATTAGACAGATATAAAATAGATAAAGACTTTAGTGTTAAAACCAGAGATCTTGATATTAAAGAAAAACAATTAGCTCAGGATAAACAATTAAAAGAAAAGGAAATAGCTGTTAAAAAAATAGCTGCTAGGAAGAAACCAGCGGGTAATAAATAGCTATAACTTTATTTAATTAAAACTTGATCTATAACAACAACCTTTATAATTTAACAAACAAGTATTAATTTTGAAAAAATTTCGCGTATGAGTGAAGAAAAATTTGACTTCGGACAGTTCGACATCGACAACATTTTAACAGGCGATGAACCAGCTAGTCCGATTGAAGCATTAAACAAAGGATTAAATCCAGATCCTGTAGATCCTCCAGTTGACCCTGTAGATCCAGCGGATCCAGAACCAGTAGATGAGCCTGATCCTATTGATCCAGAAGAACCTACTGATCCTAACGAACCTCCTGTAGATGAAGATGAGGTTATGGCGTTCTATAAAGGATTTCATGAAGTAGCTGGAATTGAAACACCTGAAGATTTTAAACCTGAAGAAGGTATTGCTGGGATCTATAACCACTTAAAAGATATACTAGTAAATAGTATTGAAGAAGAGACAGCAGAGATTTTAAGCGCCGGTAATGGTTTAGTAGGAGATCTTTACAAGTATCTTGCTGATGGCGGAGAGCCTTCTAAATTTGTAGAAGTATATCTCAAACCATCTGAAGTTTCAATGTTGCCTATAGAAGGTGATGATAATGAGAAAAATCAAGATTTGGTTTTAACTAAAATGCTCGAGCTTGAAGGTTATGAGCAAGATGAGATTAAAGCTAAGATTGAAAAGTACACAGTAGCGGGTATAAAAGAAGATGAAGCTAAGAGTGCTATTAGAAAGCTCAAGAAAGTAGAAGACTCTGAAAAAGCTAAGCTTTTAGACGAGCAGTCTAAAGCGAGTGAAGCGCATCAAGCTAAAGTACAAGCTCAAATTGAAGAAGTAAAAACTTATATCGAGAGATCGGATGAAATCGGTGGATTACCTATCTCTAAAGATAATAAAGCTAAGTTCTTCGATTACATGTTTAAAGTAGGTAAAGACGGCATGACTGATATGCAACGTCAAACTGCTCAAGATAAAGATAGAAAGTTAAAAATGGCTTATGTTAGTTTCCTTAATTTCAATCTCTCAGATTTGAAAAAAGATGCTAAAACAGCTGCAGTTAAAGATGTAAAGAAGGCATTGTCCAGATTTACTGATACTACATCTAAAGCTATTCAAAACGGATCGGCAGGTGACCCTGAAAAAGAAGGAAAAGGATACACAGCTTTTAAATTACCAATACACTAATAAAAATTAACAAATATGATTAATGGCTAACCAAATTAACAATTTACAGTTTACCAAACAAAAGTGGCACTCAGGCCTTACTGAACAAAACAACTTAGCAACAGCTCTGTTAACGGAACCAGAAATTCTTAGTAAAACATTGGCTTATGCATTTGGACCTAAAAAATACGCACTACAGTATCTTACACAAGGTATGGGTCGTATGTCTAAATCACATAAACTAATTGGAAATAGAGAATTCCGCTGGCCTTTAATGGGTCTTTTGACTAAAGCTGTTCCTGTAGTATCTTTAATTAGCGGTGGTTCTACCCCTGGTATTAACCGTACTACATTCCAATTCTCTTTGACTGAGAAGCTTTTTGGTCTTGGTGACATCCTGTCTACACACTCAAGAATATTGATTCGTGTACAGAACGATCCTATTCAAGACGGAACTACATGGATTTACACCGCACAGATTGTAAAACCAGATCCAGACTTGTTCGTAGATCCAACTGATTTTGAATCAGGTAAAGAAGTATCAAAAGAGTTCTCAGCTTTCGAGGAATACTCAGAAGGTGGAACAGATTACGATACTACTCCTTTCTGGTTCGAAAACCAACTGACTACTATGCGTAAGCAGTTCTCAATGACTGGTGGAGCTCAAACTGATGTAATGATTTTATCTACTTCAGGCGGAGGTAACAAACCAGGTTCACAATTGTGGATGTATGAGAAAGAGTATCAATTCATGCTGAAATGGCAGGAAGAGTGTGAGCGTATGTTGTGGTACTCTGAGTACAACAAAGACCCTAAAGGTCAAGTACACTTACCAGGCGCTAATGGCCGTCCAGTTATGACTGGTGCTGGTATCTTAGAGCAAATCTCTCCTACCAACAAACGTTACTACGGTGCAGAATTGTCAGAGCAAACTATCCGCGAGTTCTTAACAGACTTGATGGAAAACGCTCGTGATGCTGAACAAACTAAATTTGTAGGATTCTGCGGATACTGGTTCTTCGATGCTTTCGACCAAGCTATGAAGAAATCAATCCAACGCTACACTATTGTTGATAGTAAATTCATCACAGGTTCTGGTCAAGAACTTACCTTAGGCGGCCAATTCGTAACCTATAAAGGTTTGAATGGTACTGAACTAACCTTGATTCACAATCCTCTGTATGATAACCCTGTTAACAACCGTAAACTTCACCCTATCACCAAGAAGCCTTTGGAATCGTACCGTTGTACTATTCTTGACTTCGGTATGTACGGTGGGGAATCTAACATCTCCATGCTTGCAAAAGGAGCTGACGGAATTGACCGTTCGTTCTTGAGCTGGTACACTGCGGGTTCACAAACTCCTGGAGGTGCTATGGGAGCTGACAACGTTAAAGGTTATATGAACACTATGCGTTCTAATAGCTTGGACGGTTGGACAGTTAACTTCTTAGCTGAAAAAGGTGTTAAAGTAACCAATCCTCTGTCTTGCGGAGAGTTGATCTGTAACGCTGACGAAGTACTGTAATAAGTAACTTTGCAAATATTGGGAGGTTTCGGCCTCCCTTGTTTGACCAATTAAAAATTTATGACTGATAACAAAGAAAAAATCGTAGTAATCATGCCTAGTCCAAAGGCTAAATTTGGATTGTGGAGCGTAGCGCCTAACAGCCGAATCGTTATTGAACCTGGTATTGATAGGTTCGGTAAAACAAAAACAGGGTTAACGCCTGAAGATGAGCAACGCTTAGAGACTGCAATGAAAATGAAGGAAGGTACCTTAGCACCTAGTTCAGAATTCTGGAAAACCTTTAAACTAGTGCTGACTAGTAAACCAGAGTACTTAGATCTAAATCAACCTTCTAATGAATTACTTTACCTATTCGCAAAGAACGCGTGCTGGCAAGTAGCTGATTCTAAAGAAAAGCTTACACCTAAACATCAGTTCTTTATGTATAATGAGGTAGAAGAGGCGCGAGTAGAGAATGATAAATTTGATACACAGCTTACAGCTTACAAATATCTAGCCGATATGAGTCAAGATGAGCGTGCTGATTTCTTAAAACTATTTGGATTTAGAGCTAACTCAATGTCGCCAATGGTAATTAAGAAAAAATTACGTGAAAAAGCTGAAGAAAATTCTAAATTATTCGTATCTTTATATGAAGATAAATCGAAAGCGTTTAGAATCCTTTTAGAAGATCTTGTACAAAGTAAGATTTTAAAAGTTAAAAACGGGGCTTATTATTTCGGAGAAGATATGTTGGGAGCTGATACAGATCTTACTATCTCTACACTTAAGAATCCTAAGAAACAAGATTTACTTCTTGTATTAAAGAAACAATTAGAAGATATAAATAAGTAATAAATGACATCTCATCAAATGCACATAGCTTTTCGTATCCTGCTTGATAGGATAGATGCTAAGGTATATGCTAATATACAAGATGAGGAAATTAATTACTTTCTTAATAAGGCGCAAGAACGTCTTGTTAAGCAAAGATTTTCGGGTAGAAATCCTGCCCGTGAATCTTTTGAAGAAACTCAAAAGAGGATAGATGATCTAAAGAATATAGTATCACCTAATATAACACTAGCCCAATCTGCGGTACAAACAGGTGTAAAAGAAGGAGGTGTATACTTTGACTTACCTGCTGATTACTGGTTTGCTATACAAGAGGAAGCTGATATTATATATACAGATTGTGCTGATAGTGAAACTGGAGGTTATTTAAGCTTCTTTCCTATTACGCATAATGAGTATAATATAATCTTTGATGATCCTTTTAATAAGCCTCAGAAACTATCTCACGGATTGCGATTAATGAGTGATGGTAAATTAGAAGCTTTAACTAATAATGATTTTGAGATAGCTAATTACTACTTGAGATATGTTATAAAACCTTCTAAGATAGTTTTTAAATCACCTGTTAGTGGAGGTATACCTAGCGGTAGATTAGTAGCTGGTGAAGAGTATATAGTAGAGGGTATTTTAGGATCAGCTATAGTACATAATGGTATAACATATAGTTTAGGAGATAGTTTTACAGCAGTAAACGCTTCCTTTACAGTATCATCAGGTACACCTCAGGTACAGCTTTTAAATAAGAACTGTGAGTTATCTGATGAAATACATGATGAAATAGTAGACGAAGCTGTAAATCTAGCTTTAGAGGTAATCGAAAGCCCTAGATTTCAAACACAAAGTATGAAAAATTTTGATAAAGAATAAACAAATAATTAATTAAATTAATGACAACAAGAGTAACAAAACTTTTTGTAGCTGAGGACGTAGCAGTAAGCTCTACTGGCGTTACCAGCTCAAACGCAACAGACGGGGCTGTAGTAGCTTTCAAGAAAGATTGGACACAGCTAGGTGCTGCTGAAACAATTTCTAATAGCGACTATATCTTCATTATGCAACGTATAGTGAGTGCTACAGAAGGTGTGGGTAATATCGCTTCTTCTGAAATTAAAGGCACTGCAGTACGAAATTATCGTGGTGATAAATTCAGACCAGCCGCTAATCAAATTGCTTATATAGGACTTGCTCCTTCTGCAACTACGATTGCCGCAGGTACTGGTTCAATCACCGTGAATCCTGACACTGTTTATAGCTTGGCTATAATCAACTTGGCTGAGAAAACTATCAGACAAGTACCTCGTAGATACTACTATTCCGCACTGTCTTCTGACACCGAATTGGAAATTGGTACTGGTATCGTAACTGAAGTAAACAACGATCCTGATTCTTTTGTAACAGCTACCTTGATTGGTAATGGTACAGGTACTTCTGGATTGACTGGTGCTACAGCTTATGGTATTAAACTGAAAGGTAATTCTACTTTGGATTATTTCTCTGTAGGTGTAGGCGGAGGTTTCGAAACAACCCCTATTACTTATGATGCTGATTGGTTTGCAGGTGTTAATACCTACTCTCAATTGCGTGAATTGGAGAAAGAAGCTCAAGGTAACCGTGGTTACTACAACCGTATCATGTTGCCTAAAGACATTACTTACTTTGTATTAGAGCAATCTAATTCAGTAATAACTTCAGCTAACGCTACAGGTACCGTTACTTTTACTCAAAATAGTAAGGTAGTAGGTTTATCACATAATGTTACAAGTGATTTAGCTGTAGGTGATTTGATCTACGTGAATAGTGTTCCTTACTTCGTAGGAGGTGTTACAGGTTCTGCTGGTTCTATTTCAGCATTTACTTTAACTGAACCTTTCAAAGCTTCTACCGTTACTTATACTGCTTCTAGTAATAACTTCGTAGCAGGCCAGTTCGCTAAAGGAGAAGGTTATGATACTATTGTAATTGAACATGATCATGTCTTTACCCGTCCAGAAACTGACGGATACGCTACACGTCCAGAAACTACTGTTATTGCGATTCCTTCGTACGTAACAAATGCCACCGCTTTAAGTACTATCCAAACTTGCTTAAACGCATACATGGCTTCTACACCAGGCGCATTCTCTGGCGCTGGATTGTAATTTTATGGGGCTTGAAATATAGCCCCTTTCTAATTTTTTAATAAAATATAATAATGACAATTGATAAAATTACATATGGAAAAACCCTAGGCGCTAAAGCCTGGGATAAAGTAACACCTCAAAAAGTTAACGAAATCATTGATACGGTAAATGATATAACAGACGGTACTTATACTATTGACGATCTAACCGTAGAAACACTTACAGCTACAACTTCAATTACTACTGATGTTATTAATGAACAGACATCTGCTGCTGGTGTTACTATAGATGGTGTTGTTTGTAAAGATGGAGGTATTGACCTTCTTTATGGTTATGTTGAACAACTTACATCTATTTCAACTCCCGTTGAATTAAATTCTCCATCAGGGAGAATTACAACTGTATCTACTACACTTGCAGCTTTATCATCAACTAATTTTGTACTTGTAAATTCTTATATAAAAACTGATTCAATTATAACAGTAAGTTGTTATTACAATGGAACATTAATAACAGAAGGTATTCCAATTATCTATATTTCACCTTCTACTCCTGGAGCAGTTAATGTATATATAACTAACGTACATCCTACTAATGCGTTAAATAACGCTGTAGATATTGCGTTTACAATAGTATAATTCTTACGAAAGAGCCGTGTAAAAAGCGGCTTTTTCATTTAATTTTTGTATATTTGCATAATGGCATTAGAAATAGTATTAACTTCAGTACAAGCTAGTGATTGTAAAACAATTGCTTTTAACGATATAACAGGCGCTGATAACCTAGCTGATTCTACTAAATACTCTTCTGGAGGAACTAATCCTAATATATCTATAGCTAGTATAGTTATAACAGATGTCTTTACAGAAGATCCTGACGGTAACGAACAACAAATTACATATAACTCTGATATGCCTGCTGCAGGTAATGAAAAGATATATGATTCTACTACCTTCGGTCAAACTGTTTCAGGCCAATCTCCTTTACTAGACGGTATATACAAATTTGATTATTACGTATGGGATTCTGTAGGATCTGGTACAATTACAATAGCCCAAGATGATGATGTTATAACTACTTCGGTAGATTTAACTGGTTCATTCTCTATTGGCGACTTAATACGATTGGACGGTCTTCCGTATACAATCGCTGCTATAAACTCTACTACTATAACACTAGATGATACTTACATAGGAACTACTCTAACAACCTCTTCTAATATCTATAAAGGATATTATGCTCAGTCTGTTATGCTGGCTTATTGTAAGGTTAAATGCTGTTTAGTTAATAAAATAGGTGATATGGCTAGTAAAGATCCTTGTGGATGTGTAGATAGCACTGCGTTTAAATACATGAAGTACTATCTATTACTTCAAGGAGCTATATTCCAACACGCTGCTTTGAATTATATTCAAGCGCAAGAAACTATAAATGTGTTAACTGATTTCTGTTCAGATTCTGATTGCGGTTGTAGCTAATGGCTTTAGATAGTATAGTACAATTACTTGATGGAGACAGTGTTTCATCTGACTCTTTAATAGAGCAATCGGATTTCAATCCAGATTACTACAGGCGTAGGTACGTTCCTCTAGAACGCGTTCTTACTATTAACGGTGTTTCTTACGATCTATCTGTAGATAGAACATGGATAGTAAGTAGTTCTTTTGCAGATCAAGCTGCTAATCTAGTTTACGCAGGACCTGTCTCAGGCGCTGTGGCTACTCCAGCTTTTAGAGCTTTAGTTAGCGATGATATTCCAGCTTTAAACACATCTAAAATAACAGCGGGTATACTAGCTATAGCTAGGGGAGGTACTGGTACGTCTACAGTTTTTACTGAAGGAAGTATTGTATTTTCAGGCGCTAGTGGTATTTATACTCAAGATAATAGCAATTTATTTTGGGATAATACCAATAACTATTTAGGTATAGGTATTAATTCAAGCCTTAACGCCAGTCTACATATTAAAGGTTATGGTGTAGCAAATACGTTTAATATAATAGCTCAAAACTCATCTGGTTATAATATACTAAGAGTTACAAACGACGGATACGTGCTGATAGGAGATGAGAATAACCAAGGAGTTGCTTTATTTTCAGGTAACGGTACTAACGCGTCTGTAAATACATCCCCTAGTGTTAATAAAAACTTAATATTAATGAGTTCCGTTAGCACTATTGCAAACGGTAAATCTTTTATATTTAAGTCACAGGGAGGATTGGATAGCGCATCAAATGGCGTTACTACGTTTCTAAGCTTTGACGGTGCTCAATATACCAACCTTCAAAGTGTAAATAATGGCTTCACTGCTTTTGAATTTAACTATGAGATAAATCAAACAGCAGGAGGTACTGGAATACATAGAGGCTTATATATTAATCCAACTCTTACATCCACAACTACATCTCATAGACCAATAGAGGTTACATCAGGCGATGTATGGATAGGTACAACAAACGGTAAGTTAAAGATAGGTACAATAGCCTCTCCTCAAACACAATTTGCAACAACAGGTGAATTTGGGTTTAGTGGAGTATCTCCTTCAGCCGCTCAAACAGGTTGGGTAATAACTAATCCATCAACACTTAGAAGTATAGATGTAAGTACTATTTCTCACGCTAATTTAGCTGAAGTAGTGGGTACTTTGCTACAAGATCTAATCAATAAAGGTATAATTCTAGTATAATGAAGTTAGGGTTAGGTATAACAAGGTTTAATAAAATTCTAACGGATAGTTTAGACCCAGACGCTTTGATATTTATTGCAGCAGAAGAGGCGGCAGGTGCAACATTTTCACTTTCAGAAATAAAAGCTATTAACAATTTATTTCTTAATCTTAAAGGACAAGGCCCAAATAATTCAACAACAGATTTCTGGACAACTAATAAGGTAAGAAGATATTGGCCTTTAGTTGGAGCATCAGCAGCACCTAACGCTATTGATGTGAGATTAAATACAGGAGTATGGGCAGGAGGATGGACACACTCATCTAATGGGGCAAAAGGTAATGCAAGCAACACTACTTTTGATTCAGGGCTTTCATTCTCAGGTGAAGCTGGTGGGGATTGGGGACACGGAATGTACATTGACGATTTTACAAGTGGTGAATGGTTTGGTGGATATATTAGATATGCACCTGCAAGAATTTCGGCAATGAGAACACTTTTTCCTAACGGGGGATATTATGTAAGAAGTTCTGGTGTAACCTATGTAGGAGATACTTTCACAGGCGCAAGGTCAACAATGAGAATTGGTGGAGATGTGGAGGTAGTTGCAGATTCAACATTTATTACATCAGGAGCAAGTGCAGATGATGGAGATGATGCCTTTACATTCCTATTTGGGGCAATACGAAATGATGCTTTTGGGGGGGTTGGGTTTGTTGACACACGCTTTAAAAGTATGTACTTTACTTACGGTATAACAAGAGCAGAAGCTATTACATTACAAAACATTGACAACGCATTTCAAACAGCATTAGGAAGGAACACATACTAATGAAAGTAGCAGAGATAACAAAGTCACAGGCACAAGAGTTAGAAGGTAAAACCTTTGACGGAGTACAGAAATTTGCACCCCAAGAAGATGCTAATGGCAAGTGGTACATAAGCAAACAAGAGGTTGAACAGTGTACTACTATTGAATGGGTAAAAACCCTTAAAGTGGAATTGGAACACAACCCTAAAAAGATTAATATTTAACATTGTTTTTTAGCTATAAATTACTTATTTTTGTATAAAATACATTATTATGATTTTAAAAGCAACAGAAGTTTTAACATTACATCAAGCTATCGCGAAGTTAGCTAAACATCCAGGAAGTCCTTTTACCTTACAATTGGCTTACAATGCTAATAGGTTAAATAAAATAAAGGCTGATATTATAGATAATTTCAGAAAAGATGAAGCGGCTTTATTAGAGCAATATGCTTTGAGGAATGAGGCTGGTGAAATGGTACAAGAAGAAGGAGAAAAAGGATTAGGTATTAAACTAGCTGAGCCTGAATTGTTTCATAAAGCTTTAAAAGAGTTAGATGAGATATATGCGGAAAAGACTTATGATGTAGATCTATTAAAACTAGATTCTTCTAAGATAGATCAGTATAGAGGACCTGCTCCAGAACCAGAATTGTTTACACCTTTGATTGATATACTTATGTAATGAAATTTACAACAGAGTATTTACAACAGATAATTGATAATACTTACGTAGCTATGTCTACGCAAATGGCTGTAATCGTTAATAAAGAACGTTACGGCCTTCCTTGTTTAAAGGAGTATGAAGAATTTACAATGATGTTTTTATTCTCTTGGGCTTTAGGTACATGGAATCAATCTAGTGTAGGTGAATCCGAATCTTTTACAAATTGTCTAACTGAAGATCAAATGAATCAACTAGTTAGACAGCTAAAGAATCTAAGCGAGGTAATATGTGCTGGTACAGATACTGGTGAGGTAAATCCTGATGATACTGAATATTTAGATTTTGCACAAGAAAATGGTTTTTATATGATACCTTAATGGCTGAAAAAATAAAAAAAATATCGCAACTACCGTCTATTGTAGGAACAGTCGCCTCGAACGACTTTATTCCTATTAGCGATAGATCTGCAAATAAAACTGTTAAAATAACAGTATCTCAATTAATAGCAGGCTATACAGGCTTTCTAAGTAATACTCTAACCGATTCTTATATATTTGTAGGTAACGGTTCTAACGAAGCTACTGGAGTACCTGTATCAGGGGATTTAACCTTAGCCAATACTGGTATAGCTACTATAGGTAATAACGCTATTAGCAATGCTAAAATACGACAAGGAGTAGCTACATCCATTATAGGACGTTCTGCTAATTCTACAGGTAATGTTGCTGATATAGCCGCTGTATCTGATAATACGATTTTAAAGAGAGCCTCTGGAGCACTGGCTTTTGGTACTATAGTAGACGCTGAAATTGATGCAGCGGCTTCTATATCAATAACTAAATTAGCTATTGGAACTAATGACGGTACAGCTAGAGTATTAACAAGCTTATCTGGAACTAATTCATGGGCCCAAGTAAGTAACGTACACGTTGCTACAGGCGCTGCTATCCTAGCTAGTAAGATAGGATTGCTGACAGGTCTTACCAGAACAATAGGTATTATAGCCGCTACAGATACTTTACTACAAGGATTGAGTAAAGCAGTGTCCAGTAATGGCGATAGTTTCGGAGCTACTATGAAACTAGGTACTAACGATGCTAGCGATTTAAACCTATTATGCTCAGGCGATGTTATATTTAAAGTTACCGAAAATGCAGGCGCTTATACTCCTAAATACATATTAATAGGAGATCAAGCTGTTTCAAGCGCTGCTACTAACGAATGTATGACAGTAGGAACTACTTCTCAAGAAACGACTGTTGGTATAGGTATAGGATTATCGCTTGTAAACAGAATAACTGTTAGCGCTAATGATCCTACTTTAATAGCTATTCAACAAGGTGATAGTATATACAATCCAGGCGCTTATACTATGACTGGGGCAAGATTAGTAGGACTTAGACTAGGATACGATACTACTACAAGCAAAGCTTGGGAATTACAATTTACACGCGCTAATGGGTGGGAAGCTACTGAAGGAGACGCTGGTACAGTTACCGCGTTCTCAGACGGTTCTGCTCCAACTGTTTATGTAGGAGGTAATGGTACTAATAACATTAACTACATTATGGGAGATCCAGCGTCTTACATTAAAGTAAGTGTAGTAACAACAACAGGTACTACAGTTGATAGATACGTTCCAGCATATTCATTAACACAACTACCATAATACAATGAATCATATGCAGGAGTTCTTCAAACAAGTTACGGATTCTATAAATCAAAATCCAATGGAAGCATCAGCCGCGGGTATTTTAGTAGTAATATTTACTAAATTTATTGAAGGGTTTAAATTCCTTCATGTACCAGATGTTATTGTACCTACACTACAGGTACTTGTTTTAACGCTTTCTATCGTATTCTACGTAAAGGCTATTAAGAAAAAAAATAAAGAAAAAGACGATAATGGATAAATTAGATAAGCTTATATCATTCTTCTCTAACTTACGCTCTAAAGAATTTGGAGAGAATGGAAGCTTGCAGATAACATCTGCTAGCGGTACAGTTGTAGGAAATTACGGTCCAGTTAAGATTGTGGAAGATACTGTATTTGATACAGGTACAGTTACCAATAATGATGGGCTAGCTGCTGGAGGTAAGACCTATAAAGCAGGTGATATCGTTTACGGTATCTTTACTTCTATTGACATTGCTTCTGGTACAGTAGATGCTTATTACAGAAAATAATGAGCTCTAGAAAGATTACAGATTGCGTAGAGCAGTTACAGACTGCTTGGACTCAGGCTTGTGTAGAGTTTAAAAAGCTTTACCCTAATAGCCCTCAGCCCTTTCTTACATGTACCTGGAGATCTGAAGAAGATCAAGAGATTCTATATATGATGAATCGTAATGGTAAAGATGATGATAAGGACGGTAAAGTAGATGAAGCTGATGAATGGCGTAGTAACGCTAAACCAGGGCAATCGAAACATAATTCATATCCATCTAAAGCATTCGATATTGCATTTAAAAACAGTTTAGGTAAATTGGATTGGAGTGAAAAACTATTCAAACAGTTTGCTGATATTATTAAACCTAAAGGAGTCCGTTGGGGCGGTAATTTTAAAGGCCGTAAAGACACTCCTCATTTTGAAGTATAATGTTAAAAGTACTATTAAGTTATTTGATGCGTTGGATCGCATCCGCCTTTTTAGAGATAAAAGGCTTATTTTGCGGTAAGGACGGTAAACTATCTGTTAGGCGTATAATGGCTTCTGCAGTCCTATGGCACATGTTAGTCATAACCAGTAGGGTTATAACAGAATGTATCGATAAAGATTGTTTAGACAAACTAGGCTCTTACTCGACTATACTAATGATTGAAGCTAGTTTAGTGGCAGCGTTATTGACATTAACCACATGGCAGAACAATACTAGTATAAAAAGCGATGAAAAAAATTCTACTGAATCTTATGAATAAATTCCAAGAGGGTATTATATTCATTATCCTAATAGCAGTGATAATGTGTAGCGTTAAGCTATACGTAGGGGAAAGGTCTAGACGTATAAACCTAGAGGAATCTGTATTAGCATCACTTGATTCTATAGAGTTTTATAAAGGTGCTTATAGAAGAAAAGTAATTAACCCTACTAGAGCTAATTTCAAGACTTTATATAAAGCTGATATAGATAGGTTCAGAAAAGAAACTGGACGTCCTAGAAAGGCTTTAAAACAACTTTTAAAGGCTACTGTAGAGCGTAGAGATAGTATATCAATAGTCTATAGAGATTCTACGCTATTTGATACTATACCAGTTAAGTGTTTTATATATAACGATCCGTGGTTAAGTATAGACGGATGTAATTTTAATGATTCAGGTTATATTAAGTATAACTCCAGGCTATCATTAAAGTCTTATACATATAAGAAGCGTAAGAAAGAGAAATGGTATAAACCATGGAAATGGGGTACAGAGTTAACTTCTGATATACGGTCTAATAACCCCAACGATACAGTTACAGATTTAGAACACATTATAGTCAATGAAAAATAAAAAGAACTGGTTTTCAATACTATGCTATCTAGGATTTGCATATGGTATGTTTAGATATTCAGGCGAGCCTGCTATATATTTCACAGGTCCTTTTACAATACTAGTAGGATACTTACTATATAGAGCTATTAAAAAAGAAGAAAACTTATAGCGTTTTTTTCTTGCTTTTGTCATATTAATACTTTATCTTTGTTCAAATTAACAATAAAATATGAGTAAGGTAAAATTTAAAAGACTGTTCTTTGATATAGAAACTTCACCTAATTTGGTGTTTTCATGGAATGTAGGACGTAAGTTAAACTTAGATTATGATAACATTATAGCAGAACGAGCTATTATCTGTATATGTTACAAATGGGAAGATGAGAAAACGGTACATTCATTAGAATGGAATCGTGGTAATGATAAAGAGATATTAAAGAAGTTTGTTAAAGTACTAGAACAAGCTGACGAGATTATAGGACATAATTCGGATTCATTCGATATTAAGTGGTTACGTACAAGATGTATATTCCATAACATACCAATGATTCCAGATTATCAAAGTGTAGATACTTTGAAATTAAGCCGTAGAGGATTTAGATTTAATTCTAACAGGCTTGATTATATAGGTAAATATCTAGGAGTAGGTCAGAAAGCTACTACAGGCGGCTTTGGATTATGGAAAGATATAGTACTTAACAACGGTAAGAAGTCAATGTTAACCATGGTTAATTATTGTAAACAAGATGTTAAGTTACTTGAAGATGTTTATAAGAAGCTTAATCCGTATGTACTAAGTAAGACACATGCTGGAGTAGCTACTGGAAAAGATAAATGTTCATGTCCTCACTGTGGAGGTTCTAGATTAACTAAGAATGGTTCTAGAATATCTGCAAGCGGTATTAAACGTATAAGATTACACTGTCAAGAATGCGGTAAATACTCTCAGATAAGTGAGTTACAGTATGAACAAGCTAAAGCAAAATAGTATGAATGACATTAAATGAGATAGTATATAATCTAAAATTATTAATAAAAGATCGTACTGATGATACCAAACTATCATTTAACCAACTAGCTTTTATTGTTAACTACCTGAGATCAGTATTGATTAGGAGAGAGGTGGATAAACAGAAGCCTCTCTCTACTCAGTTACAGCAGGATTTAGGCTGCGTACCTGTAGAATTAATTGATGCTGCTGAATGTTGTAACATTACAAGTGGTTGTAAGATTGTTAGAACTGTTTCAGAATTACCTAGATTTGTAGAATCTAGTGACGGTCCTATTATAGCTTATATAGGAGCCGTAGATAAACAAGAGGGATATCAAATAGTACCATGGTCTAGATTTAGATGGGCTGCTTACAGTAAGTATACTAAAGGTATACGATTAGCCTCGTTATTAAATAACCATGTGTATATATTAAATGGTACAGGATTAGCCTCAGTTAATGTAAGAGGTGTATTCGATGATCCTAGAGAAGCCGCTAGATTTAAAACATGTGAAGGAACTCCTTGTTATACGGATAATGATACATACCCAGTTCCAGGTTGGATGGTAAAAGCTATTAACGATATGGCATTTGCAGGTGAGTTGAATGTGTATAACATAGCAAGACAAGATACAACTAATAATAGTAAATCAGAAGATATACAAGAAAGAGTATGATAGTTATAGATAACATAGAGCTTAATTACCCAGAACCGCATAGATTTAAAGGATGTCTTACATTAAAGGATTTTTATAAAACTTATAAAAAGGCTAATCCTAGAGGATCTGATTTCTACGTTACGTATACTGACTACATCAAGATATGGGAGTGTTTTGTAGATAAGTTTAATAAGTCGCTTTTAGAAGAAGCCTATGATATTAGGCTTCCCTATAGATTAGGCGTTCTTACTATTAAGAAAAGTAAACTAAATATCAATAAGCCTTTAATAGATTATAAAGCTACTAGAGAAGCTGGTATGAAGGTTTATCACATGAATGAGCATAGTAGAGGTTATAGGTATATGTTTAATTGGAAGAAGTCCCAATGCATTGTACCAAACAAAGCGGCTTATAAGTTTCTTCCTACTCGCACTTTGAAACGGGAATTAGCTAGATTAATAAAAGAAAAAAGATACGATTATCCTGAGATTTAATGATATATAAAGAGATTAGCTGTAAGGAAATTATAGCACGTGTTTACAGAGATTTAAACGCACGTGGAGATGATCGTTGGGTAGATATGATCGAATGGATAGGAGATGCCTTAGATAAGATAGGTACCTATACACAGCTTAAGCATCGCGTATGTAGATTAGATATAGAAGACTACAAAACTAAACTGCCTGAAGATTTATACTCATTAAATCAAATATACTATAACGGTTATCCTTTGAGAGTAAACACAGGTACGTTCTATAACTACCTTTTGACTTATAAAAGTCCAGCTAAAGATACTACAAGCCCTATTACCGAAGAATCATTAGAAGGTATTCCAGGCTTTCTATCGGCTACAGCGCCTAATCAATACAATCAGGATGTATGTACAATAGACCCGTGTTACTTAAAAACCTCTTTTAAAACAGGTACGGTTTATATATCCTATAACGCATTTCCTTTAGATGAAGATGGATTTCCGCTTATACCAGATAATGCTATGTTTAAAGAAGCATGCTTTTGGTATATAGCTATGCAGCTTTGTTTACCTGATTGGTTTGCTGGAAAAACTTCCAGATATGAGGAGATTAGAGATAAATGGAATTTCTATTGTAAAGCAGCTGCTGCTGCGGCTAATTCACCTGATATAAACAGACTTGAGAATATTAAAAACCAATGGGTTAGATTATTACCTAATATAAATAGAGGATCGTCTTTCTTTATTGATCTAAATAAACAAGAAAACTTAAATATCTAATGCAGCCTATACAAGGACTTCACACAGATTTTGATCCTATTAATCAACCTCCAGGAACTTATAGATACGCTTTAAATGCGCAAGCTACTAAGAATGGATTTGAATTAGCGAGCGAATACGGTTTTAAGTATTTAGCTCAAATAGGGTTTTTACCTCCAACCACGCAGTACTTCAATGTACCTATAGGTACTTGTCCTATAGATGATAATACTATTATACTATTCTCTATTAAGAATCCTTTTAATCCAGCGTCTTCAATAGGACAGGATGAGATAGGATTGCTTACGCGTAACGGTAGTTATACTACTCTTATAAGAGATAATGCTTTAAACTTTAGTATAGACTCTCCTATACAAGCTTTGTTTAGAAAGGATTATCAAAACAACCCAGTTGTTTATTGGACTGACTTTAGAAATCCTATTAGAAGCTTAAATATAAACGACATACCTTTTAATTTAGATCCTGTTTCTTTTAACTTACTATCAGATGATGATATAGTTAAGTTAAATCTGTTTGATACAACACAACCTTCTTTAATAGATCTTATAGCTGTAAACGATTTTGGAGGTTCTTGTTTAACAGGCTCCTTATACTTCTCTATACAATATGAAGATGAAGTTGGTAATACAACAGATTTCACAAGTATATCTAATCCTATATCTATAGTAAAAGATAAGAAAGCTACTATAAGCGGTAATCCGCCTAATAACTATAGTGGTGATGAGGCTGGATTAACTACATCTAAATCGGTAACTATACGAATAAACAATGTTGATACTTCTTATCCTTACATAAGGATAGCTGTAATACCTAAGGTAAATGGTAATGTAACTAATGATGTTAGACTACTATCTAAGATTCCTACTTCAGGTTCTACAACATTATCGTATACCTATACTAATCTAGAACCTTATGAAGCTATTGCTATTGATGATATAATAGTGAATAAAGCAAGGTACAGCAAAGCTGGTACCATGACTCAGGTTAATGATCAACTCTTTATAGGCAACTTGGAAACAGCTGCTGATATAGGCATGCAGAAGTATGCTAATTTAGTTACAGTAGATTACGTTACATCTACTATGAATATTAACAATGTAAGTAATGTTTCACATTATAATGAATACTATGTTTACAATAACAAAGGATTTATGCAAGACGAGGTTTACTCGTTATATATATCGTACATACTTAACGATGGTACGGAAAGTAGAGCTTATCATATTCCAGGAAGAAAACCTGTCGCTATTGATGAGGCTTGGAACGCTACTAATCTTTTAGAGAATAACCTTCTACAAACTATAATAAATGCGGGTACGCCTGGAGCTGGGTTACTTACTTCTATGAATGAGAATAAACGTATAGACTTAGCTAATCCTGCAGATCCTCTTTCTACCAATGTTAGATATTTTCATATCTATGATACAGCTGCTAATTCTAACGTTACAGATTTACACGGTGTAGCTGGATTAACTTCCAATATGGGATATTGGGAAAATAGGAATGAGACATATCCTGACTTAGTTGATTGGAATTCAAGAAGTATAACAGGTCAAGTTGAGGATGATTTGCGTGGAAGTAAGATAAGACATCATAGAATACCAAGTATTAATAAGGAATTTAAAGACTCTACTAATGAAGAATTTAAAGTAGTAGGCCTTAAACTAAAAAACGTTATTATACCCAGCGATCTTAGAGAACAGATTAAATTTATTAAAGTATATTATGCTAAAAGAGATTTAGGTAATAGTACTATATTAGGCTATTCTTTATTAACGCCTCAAGGAACTAATGCAACAGCAACTGCTTGGTATAATTCTTTAGGTATATATGGAGGCTTTGTATTAGACGGTGCTTTACGAGGTACTCCTGGTTCATATCCCTTTACACAAGACCCTTCTTTAAAGGGATATAGATTAAATAACTTTGAATTACTTTTTCAAAAAACAGATTTAAATTCAGCAACACATCTTAAGAATAACTATTTTCTTACTACGCCTATGGCTGTAGCGGGTTCTCTAGATTATCCAGCTACTTTAATATCCAACGCGTTGGGAGTATTCATAGATTATACTAAAGGAGCTTCTTCTTATAACGATTTAACAAGCGCTGATGCTAGATTTCCTTATTATTCTTTTAGGTTAAATAATACCTTTTACTTTAATAACAATACGCCTAATGTAAACGCGTATCAATTTAATAGCGGTATTTACGGTACGTTAAAAAATATACAGAATTTTTGGGGTGAGGAATATATACTAGGCGAAACTATAACAGCTTTCCCATCGGCATTACCTCCTGGATTTGGAGGTTTGTATCCTACATTCGTAGACGGCTCGTCTGCAAATTATGAAGCGCAAGTAGTAACAAAAACAGCTGTAAATTATCTATCTAGTATTTGTGCGTATAAAGCAAATGTCTATACAGACTTTGCTAATTACGAACTAGTTGATACGGGCTTTTTATATGAAATACCATCAGGTAGCGGTACTTATACTATTACTGATACTACCGTAGCGCCCTTAGTAGGTAACGGTACTATATACGGAGGAGATACTTTTATAAGCGGATATGGTTTTAGAAATACGGCTAATTGTAATTTAAACTTATCTGTAGGAGGATTTATATATCCTGAATTTAATATATCTTCTCTTTACTGGTATCCTACACCTACGACAGCTAATATAAACTATAGGACTAAAGGAGATTCACCTACATCAGAGGCATGGTATCCTGATAGCGGCCCGAGCGCTATATTCATAGCTATGACTTTCGATAAAACGAATTACATAGACTATAATATAGATTACAGCGCTGTGAACGATTTACGTGAAATAGCGGTTAATCCATTAAACAATACTGTAAATATAAATACATTTTCTAATAGAGTAGCTAGATCTGAAAAACAAGACAAAGCTTCTTTAAAGGATATGTATAAAATATTTAAAGCTGACGACTTTAGAGATCTAAATAGAAATAGAGGTAAAGTAGAATCTTTAGAAACTGACGGTAATAGATTGATAATACACTTAACTAGAGCCTTAGTAAGAACTACACCTAACGAAACATTGAAGACCGATTCAATATCAGCTTACTTAGGACAAGGTGATATATTTGATATAGATCCTAAGGAGATAGTTTATACTGATACTGGATATGCTGGTATACAAACCAAGTTTGCTGGAGTATTATCACAGTATGGATATATCTTTCCTGATTGTCAATCTGGTAGAGTATTTAAAGTAAGCGATAGCTTAGAGGAAATAAGTAATTATGGTATGTTTAACTTCTTTCAAGACAACTTACCTTTTAAATTATATTCTTCTCTATTAGCATCCTTTGAAAACACTATCGAATGGGTTTCTGGAAATACTTACGCAGCTAATGCTTTTGTTAAGTATAATGGTAAGATGTATTTAGCTTTAGCATTAACCTCAGCTAATCCTGAAGGATCTGTAGATTGGGAAATGATTCTAGACTATACAAGTGATTTTGTTAACTTAGATAATACTATAAATCCTTCTACAGCTGGAGCAAATGCTGTATGGGATAATACTTTAAAAAGATATATACTTCATAAGAGAGATTATGAGTACAACGGTGATGGAGTTATATTACCGTATAGCGCTAACTACGATCAATGGCAATTAGGAGATTACATATTAAGAGACGGTAGTATATATAAGGTAAGTGATTATATATCACCTGCTGATAAGAGTACTACAGATTTCGATGTCTACTTTAATAATGGTATGTACGTACAAACACATACAGCGGTGTTGTGTAATCTAGCTAACGAGTTAACTTACTTTAAAGATAAATCCTTTACTATATCATATTATCCTGAGAGAAAAGCTTGGTACAGTTTTCATAGTTACTATCCTGATATATTCTTTAGTACAAATACAGATGTATATTCTACAAGTACTTCCAACTCAGGTAATTATTTTGTTTACAGGCATAATGAGTTAGAATCTATTCTAGCTTTCTATACAGATAATGTTACACCTATTTACGATTCCTTTATAGTAGATTTAGTCTACAATGAAAATAATCAGATGAGTAAGATTTACGATTCTGTTAATTTTATATCAAGTCTAAGAAGTACTTTAACAGGTGTAGAAACTGTGACAGCTACTTTTAATAAAGCAATTCTTTATAACTCATATCAATGTACAGGAGAGCTTGATTTAACTAATCCAAGCATATCTAGATTAATACAAGGTACCTGGAATATAAATAACTTTAGAGATTTGATAGAAGACTATTCACAACCTTTCTTCATAGATAATGAATTAAATATATCTAATATAGATTACTATAAAGTATATTACGAACGTAAGAGAATGGTCGATAACTATCTGGTATCTAGATACATATTCGATAACGGTACGGGTAATCAGAAACTGACTGTTCAAATTTACAATACTAAGATACGTCCTATTATTAGGTAATATAAAAAATTTTTATTAAATTTGTAACATGAATGGCTACAGATAAAAAGAAAAATTATAAGCTTAAGTTAAAGAAGTACCCCAATGGAGGTAAGGTAAAACCTATTATAGTTACTGACCCTAATGACCCTAGATTAAAAGCTTATGAGGACAGTACAGATGCTTATAATACTGGACAACAAAATATTAAAAATTTTAAAAGTTTAGTTAGTACTATATCCCCCTATGCTGAACTACAAGATGCTAATTTTAATAATGCAGCTAGGTATGGTCATGAGGGAAAACCAAAAACAATAGTAGGATATAATAATAAAGGTAGAACATTATATGTAAGTAATATAGGAGGTGATTCAGAGACAACTAGATTTCATGATAAAGATGGAGTTTTTGTGGGTAATCCTCTTTATAATGAAAAATTAGTAGAAAGATTAAGAAATGGTGTAAATTACTATGAAAAACCAGTTCAACCAGTAGTATATCAAAAACCTGTAGCTAAGAAAGTAGAAGAAACAATTAATATAGACCCTAGAGGTAAAGGAAAAGGTTATGGTAAATTAGACCCAAATGTTGAATATGAACAAATAGGTGCAAGTTTGTATAGACCTATTACAAAACCTAAATTTAAACCTAAAGCAAAGCCTGTACCTGTAGATACTGCTACTACACCTATTATAGTTACTGACCCTAATGACCCTAGATTAAAGGCTTATAATGATAGTTTAAATTTATTTAATAAATTTCCAACACCCCCTAAAGGGTATAAAGTAGAACCTTACGTAAATAGTGAAACAGCGCAGTTTGTTATAGGTAAAGATAAACATGGAAACGATATAGTAGAAGAAAGGTTAAATGTAAAGAATGCTATAGACCCTGTAGGATTTACTTCTCATAAAGCAAATAAAGAAGGTAAGGTATTTAATAAGTCTAAAAATAAATATGAGGATTTTTTTGAGACTATGAGGCCAATTTATAAAGAACCAGTTCAACCAGTAGTATATCAAAAACCTAAACCAACTCAACAACCTACTAAACCTTTACCATTCAAGGCAAAGTATAATATGCCTGATACTTCTGCTAGTCCTAATATGCAAGGTGAATATCCTTTAAGAACATTTTATCAAGGTACTAATACTCAAAGAGAAGCTGATAGTATAGAAGATGTTAAAGGGTTGGAAAGAATTAAACTGCAAGAGTATATGAGAAACAATCCTAAGAAAAAGAAATTTGGAGGTAAGATAAAGTATGCTCCAGGAGGTACTGTAAGTAATACTTTACCTACAGGCTCAGATCCTTCAGATCCTATGGGACTGTTAACTACCGCAGGTGGAGCAGCCGTACCTGGATTAAATATCGCTACAACACTTGCCCCTATGGCTATAGCCTCCGCTGAGAGAAATTATAGTAAGATGCGTGATAAGATAGGCGCTAATAATACTATTCAAGCATCAGATATGACGGACTACGCACAGTTCCTAGATCCCATGACTTTAGATACTGTTAATAATCTTCCAGACTTCGCTAAGAGAGATCCTAGATATAAATCACGGATAGATACTCAAGCTAAAACAGCTTTTGTTAATCAGCAACCTATAACACGTGTAGATACTGGAAGTGAATATCTTTTTCCTGATGGAGGTATGATGCCTGAGGCGAATGCTGAATTAGAGAAACAAGAAGTATTCCAAACACCTGACGGTACAGTAGGTAATGTAGACGGACCTTCACATAGTAATGGAGGTGTCGATGTTAATCTACCTGCTGGTACTAAGATATGGTCTGATAGATTAAAAAGCGGAAATAAAACATTTGCTCAAAAAGCTAAAGTTATTACTAATAAAATAAATAGGCTTGAGAAATTACCTAATCGTAAATATGATAGAACTATTGAAAGTACTTTAAATATCTTTAACGGCCAATTAGATGGTTTGTTTGTAGAACAAGAGTCTTTAAAAGAGGCTATGGGTGTAGATGATTCAGGTAATACATTTAGCCACGGTGGTACTATGAAGTATCCAAGCAGAGGTACCTTCGATCCTTTCGAAGATATTATAACATACCAAGATCAAGATATAGATAATCCAGTAGATCCTGTAGATAATAGTAATTTCAGATTCTATGAATATGATAGACCAAGTATGTCGCAAGAAGATTTACTAGGCCAAGATCCATCGAAACCTTTGAACATGAAAAGATCAAATGGTTTAGAGATGCCTAAAGTATCAGTTAACGAACGCGATGTTCTTCCTTACATAGGACCTGCTAATCTGTTTATGAGTTCTTTTCAAAAGGATCCTGTAAATCGTATCCGTAATAAAATGGCTGGACCAGCTATGGCCGATATGGTAGCTGCCGAACAAATGCTTCCTACACGGTTTGATATTACTCCTCAATTAGGAGAAGTTAAAAGCGCTGATAGATCTTTTAGAAAAGCTGTAGGAGAGCGTACAACAGGTTCAAATACCGCAGCTATACTAAACGCTAGTAAGGCTAATAATCTTCGTTTAAAAGCCAATCTATACGGTGAGAAGTTTAACAAAGAAAATTCTATGGATATGGCTAGAGCTGAAGTAAGATCTAACATAGGAAGATTCAGAGCTTCCTTAGGAGCTGAAGACGCTAACTACGAACGTCAGTATAATGTTGATAAGTTACAAGATTCAGCTGGACGTAGAGGTATGCGAAATTCAGCTATTAGTAACCTCGCTTCTAACAAGATGCAGAATACTAATGATAAGATGAAGATTAAGCTGTTAAAGGATATATTCCCTAACGCTGATTTATCACAAGCTTTGAAGACTTTAGAATTATTTAACACAGAAGGTTAATATGAATAGATTTGATAAATACGTAGGTACAGATTATGTACCAATACCTTTTCAAGAATTACTAGCCGCAGGTGAACGTCAGCAAAAGTCTTACGATGTAGCTGATACTCTTAAAGCTGAAGCTATAGGATTCCTTGATGATATGAGAGTAGTTAAAGGAGACGAGCCTGTGTGGAATGCTTATAGAGAAAAGGCTAAAGCTGAAATGGATAAGATTGTTAAAGACTATGAAACTCATAAAGATAATTCTAAGTTATTAAGAGATACTAAGATATGGGCCAATAGAGCTGCACGTAATCCTATAGTAGCTTTAAATCAAACACGTGTTAAACAACTAGACGATAGATTTACAGAGTATTCTAAAAATCCAGGCGCTTATGTTAAAAGTCCTTACGAGCAGTCTTTAAAACCTGGTGTGGTGTTAGATCCTCAAACAGGTAGATATACAAGCACTAAAGATTATAATATACAGAATGAACCTTGGTTAGATTATCTAGAAGCTAGAGACGCTGCGGTAAAACCAATTAACGATGCTGTATATGATATGGGTATTAATCCTAGACAATTAAACTTCGGTAAAGATGGTACAGTTACTGTTATGGAAGAAGGATCTGGGAATAGAGTAGATTTCCGTAAAACAAAAGCTTTACAGGAAAAGGTTAATCAAGCTATGAATACTTTTAGCAGCTTACCCGCTGGTCAGCAGTATATAAAATATGCAACGCCTGGTAATCAATTTGGATATAAAACACCTGAAGAGTTTATAAAAGCTGCGTTTACGCCTAAAACAAATATGCAAAGGCAAGTAATACAGAATTCATTTAAAGATGGTGCTGGAGGTAATAGGCAACCTTTTCCTGATTACAATCCTCAATCTAATCCCGACACAATAGATCCTTTAGAATTAAGTGATAATACTTTGGTAGCTAATACTTTATTCTCTACTGTAGGATCTGGAATGAAGTTTGACGAACGTGGTAATCCGATTATAAAAAAGCCTGATGAAGTTTTACCTGAACAGGCGATGGTAGGAGTTACTAACGATAATGCTTCTATAGATAGAGATAAGTATGCTGAGTTTGTAAAAGCGGCCCATGCTTATAGAAAGCAATATCCTTTCATGAAAGGCGGTAAAGATAAGAATGGTAAGGAAACCCCTCAATGGACTAACCAACAAGTTTATAACTATGTATTAGAGGCTGAGAAACAGAAACAACAACTTACTGGTAATATGTATACTCTACCTGGCGTTAACCAGGAGGCCTTAGTAGGCGACTTGTTAGGAAGTAATATAGCTAACAACGAAGCCCGTGTTATAGTGTATAAACGAAACGGTTCTAGAAGAGAGCCTGTAACTGATATATCTACAATAGGTGAATTTAAAAAATCAGCGGGATTAACAAATCTAGATAACAAGCAGCTCTCCAAGAAAGTATTTGAATCCAATTACTTTGTACCATATAAAGAAAATCCTGTCCCAGGAAAAGCTCCTATAAAAGGCGCGTTAAAAATGGCTGTTCAAGGGGATGATGGTGAGAATTACGAAATCTATGTGAGAGCTTCTAATAACTCAGAAGCCCTTTCCACTGAAGTAGCTGATTTTGCAGATGCTTTAAGAAAAGGCCCTGGAGAACATGGTGATTTTGTTGTACAAGCGGATCATCAAGAAGGAGCTCCTATACTTAATGTATTTAAAAAAGAACGTAATCCTGAAGACATAGAACGTATAGGACGTGCAATGCCTGATAGAATAGGTAGAGACTCTAAAGGATTATTTGTTATAAAGACATCGAGCGATGCAGGACAACTTGCTACCAATACATATATATCGAGATTTTTAACTCCTTATATGCAAGAATCTAAAGCTAAAAACGCTTCGGATAATTAATTATTTTTTCTTATCTTTGTGACATGCCTATTAAAAATGAAAATAATTATACTCCTGACGAGCGGAAGGGTATAGAAAGCCTTGATGCTGCAAGTTATAAATCAGGATCTTTATTTAAAAGATCTAATTATTCAGGCTTTGAATCTGATCTAGGGTTAGTTCAAACTGGAGGATTACTAGGTGAAAGTCAGTATGATAACGCTGATATAACTTTACCTACTATCTCCGATCTTCCTGAAATTAGAGCTTATGAACAAGGGTTTGTAGATACTATGGCTAACGGTGTAGCTAGATTACTAGGAACTACCGCTACTAAAACAGGTTCAGGCTTAGGTTACTTAGGAGGACTGCTTTACTATAGCGGTCAATCTCTATTAGACGATAACGATGAAACAGCTGGAGAAGCTTTAGCTAACATTGTAGACGGCGCC